GTATTGCCCGTATCTGATCCAAACATTTTTTCTATGTCTCAACGTATTGCGTTGGCACAAACAGAGTTACAGTTGGTTCAATCAAACCCACAAATACATGGCGGACCTCAAGGTCTTTATACTGCATACAGAAAAATGTATGAAGCTCTTGGTGTGACTAACATTGATGGCATATTGCCACCTCCTCCACCTCCTGCACCTCCTGTTAATCCTTCTAAGGAAAATCAAAACGCTTTACAGGGCGCTCCTTTGCAAGCATTTCCAGAGCAAGATCATGAGGCTCACATAGAAGCTCATATGGCAGTTATGGCTACTCCAGCTATGCAACTTAACCCAAATGCTATTATGGCTCTACAAGGCCACATACAAGAGCATATAGGACTACTTGCTGAAGCACAGGCACAACAAGAAGTTATGAGCCAGATTCCACCAGAGCAAATGCAAATGATGCAGCAACAAGCTCAAATGGCGGCGTCTCAGCAGGGTCCACAAGGACAAGCTCCTGATCCTATGGCACAGTTTAAACCTCAAATAGATTCTTTAGCGGCTCAAATTATAGCTGACTTAACTGAAGAACTTGCACAAGCTGTTTCGGCACCAGAAACTTCTGATCCACTTGTTGATATTAGAAACCAAGAATTGCAACTTAAAGCGGCTGATATGCAACGCAAGCAATCTGAGTTTGAATCAAAACAAGAGTTCCAACGTGAGCAAGAGCGAAATGACGTTCTTACAGCACAGCAAAGAATTGATGTATCAGAAGCTGCTTTGGCAGACAAAACTAGGATTGCGGAAGACCGCATACAGACGCAACGAGATATTGCAAACTTAAACGCACAAACGAAAAGGCAATAACATGACATCATCTGTTAGACAAAAAATGGCTGAACAAGAAAAAGAAAAGAAGGTAGCCCAACGGCTATCTGAAACTCCTGTTGAAATGGTAAGAGCTAGGAATGAAAATGGACACTTCATCAAAGACGACCCAAAAACAGAAGAAAATGAATCTTGGATTGAAAAGTCAAAAGTCAAAAAGAAAGCTGTTACAAAGAAAAAAACCACAGCAAAAAAGTCTAAGTAGGTTTAGTAAAATAGCAAGACCCCAGATATTCCGAGGAATTTTCTGACTTTTTGGTATTTATACTTGTATTTCCCGTATAATTTTATACTATATGTGGTATGGATGCATTAAACTTAGCACAATACTTATTGAAAAGCGTTCGTGAACGCGATGCTCGTCTTAAAGACAAGCTCGCGGACGGTTCGATACAAACCCTTGAGGAGTATCGGTATATCGTAGGACAAATACGCGGCATGTCCTATGTTGAAGATGAAATTAAAGTCGCGATGAAAGGTATAGAATACTCAGATGACTAAAAAGTTATTTGTGCCTGAACACGTTGCTAAAGCAGCGCAAAAGGCCATAAAGGAAAATTCAACAGTTCCTAAGCCAATTGAAAACGCCTTTGGCAAAGGTGGTAAACATAAAAACGAAGACGATCCTTCTGAACTGGAACAGTCTTCTCTGGAGAGATTGCCGCAGCCAACAGGCTACCGCGTACTCATAATTCCCTACTATCCTAGCGAAAAAACAAAAGGTGGTTTAATCGTACCTGATCAGGTTCGTGATCGTGAATCTTTCGCAACAGTTGCGGCTTATGTCGTTAAATTAGGTCCTGATGCTTACAGCGACTCCCAAAAGTTCCCAAGTGGTGCGTGGTGTCGTGAGAAAGATTGGGTACTTATAGGAAGATATAGTGGAAATAGGTTCAAAGTGGAAGGACTTGAGGTTAGAATCATAAATGACGACAATATTATCTCAACAATCCTTGACCCGAAGGACATTTCATATGTATAACTTAGTAGAGAACAAGGAAAATTGCTATGTCTGAAGATATTCGTGAAGACGATGACTTTGAAAATGGTACATCAATAGATGTTGAAGATGATCAGGATCAAGACCAAGAAGGTGTTGAAGTAAGTTCTGATGATGATGAAGAAGAAACCCGAACAAAAGTTCGTAAAAAATCTTCTGGAGATGATGAGCTTGAAAATTATAGCGAATCCGTACAACGTCGAATTAATCAATTAACAGCAAAACGTAAGCAAGCTTCTGAAGAAGCTCAAGCCGCTGTTCAGTATGCTCAAACAATTCAGCAAGAAAACGCTCAAATGAAACAGCGTTTACAGCAGATGAGTGCAGGGTATAACACAGAAGCTGAAGGTCGCTTAAAAGCTCAAGAAGCTCAAGCAACTCGCGCTTACGCAGAAGCAAGTGAGGCTGGCGACTATGATCGTGCAGCTAAAGCTCAACAAGCATTAGCCCAAATAGCTGTAGCTAAAGATAAAGTTCAAGCTAGAAAAGCTAATGTCGATAGGCAAAGAGCGCAAGAGCAACAGCAACAACCTGCTCAAGTTCAACAACAGCAAGCTCCGCCACAACAACAAGCACCAGTTAAGCGTGATGCTAAATTGGAAAGNTGGTTAGATAANAATNGNTGGTTTGGAANTGATCGNATTATGACNCGNGCAGCTCAAGCTATTCATGAACAGTTAGTTTTAGAAGAGGATTTTGATCCTACGTCGAGTGATTACTACAAAGAAATCGACTCGCGTATGCGTAGAGAAATGCCTCAAAAGTTTAAGGAAAGACGGTCCAACGCCCAGACTGTTGCTCCCACGTCCAATGGACGGTCTATAAAATCAGGGCGGAAAAAATCGGTTGAGTTATCACCGGGTCAAGTTGCTTTTGCGAAAAAAATGAGAATACCACTCGAAAAATACGCACAAGAAGTAGCAAAACTAAACAAACGGAGTGAATAATCATGGGAAATGATCAAAATAGGAAGTCACGCGACTCAGGTACGCGGGAGCGCACAGAGCGCGTTCAAGAATGGCGTCCGGGTTCAGCTCTTGAAGCACCAGAGCCACCCATTGGTTTTAAACACCGCTGGATACGCGAATCTGTAATGGAATTCGACGATAAAACTAACGTACATAAAAAACGGCAAGAAGGTTGGGACCTCGTTCGCGCTGAGGAATACCAAGACTATTATGGCCCTGTTGTAGACGAAGGAAGAAACGCTGGCATCATTGGTGTTGGTGGTCTTGTTCTCGCAAGAATCCCCGTCGAAGTAGCAGAGCAGCGGAGTAAGCACTATCAAGGTGTATCACAAAATCAAATGGATGCAGTGGATCGTGATTGGATGCGTGAAAACAATCCAGCCATGCCTAAGCTAAATCCGCAACGTAAATCATCCGTTTCCTTTGGTCAAAAAGGACGCGGAAACTCTGAAGGAGAGTAAAGATGTCTAATCAAGACGCTGCTTTCGGCCTTCGCCCTCTTAGAACTTCCACAAGTTCACAAAGACAAAATCGTTATCGTATTGCTTCTGGCTATGCTACAAGTATTTTCCAAGGTGACTTAGTTATAGTCGCTACTAATGGAACAATTACTCGTGCGCCAGCAGGTGCTACTAATCTGATTTTGGGCGTATTTAATGGCTGTTCATATGTAAACGCTAGTGGTGAAATAACATATTCTAACTACTGGCCTGCAAACGCAACTGGGACAGATATTTTCGCAAATGTCATTGATGACCCAAGTGCAACTTTCGAAATTCAAGCAGATGCAGCTATGCCTGTAGCTGACTTGTTCGGAAACTTTGACATCGTTGATGCAACGGCAGGAAGTACCGTAAGTGGTAATTCTCGCACTGAGCTAGATGTTACAACAGGCGCGACGACTGCTGGTCTTCCGCTTAAAGCAATCGACATTTCTCAAGACCCTGAGAATAGCGATGTCGCCACCGCGAATACTAATGTAATCGTAAAAATCAACAACCACCTGTTCAGTGCTGGCACTGNNGGTCTAGCATAAGGAGTCTGTGTAATGGCTATTTCACGTTCCCAGCTCGTCAAAGAGCTAGAACCGGGCCTCAACGCTCTGTTCGGTATGGAGTATGATCGCTACGAAGGCGAACATGCTGAAATCTTCGATACTGAATCTTCAGACCGTGCGTTTGAAGAAGAAGTAATGCTTGTAGGATTTGGGAATGCTCCCACAAAATCCGAAGGCGCAGGAGTCGATTTTGATAATGCAAATGAAGCATATACTGCTCGTTATTCACACGAGACAGTTGCGCTTGCATTCGCATTGACTGAAGAGGCAATCGAAGACAACTTGTATGACCGCTTAGGCGCTCGTTATACAAAAGCACTTGCGCGCTCAATGGCGCACACTAAGCAAGTAAAAGCTGCGTCTGTATTAAACAATGCGTTTAATGCTGCTTTCTCAGGTGGTGACGGTGTTGAGCTTTGTTCAACAGCACATCCACTATCAGGCGGCGGAACTTTCCGCAACGAACCATCAACTGCTGCAGACCTTAACGAAACTTCGTTAGAAAATGCTTTAATTGATATTTCAACGTTTGTAGACGAACGCAACATGATTATTGCTCTTCGCGGAGCAAAAATGGTTATTCCACCACAACTGCAATTCGTTGCAGATCGCTTGTTGGAATCAACTTTGCGTGTTGGCACAGCAGACAATGATATTAACGCGGTAAAGAACATGGGTATGCTTCCAGAAGGTTACACTGTGAACCATTTCTTGACAGACCCAGATGCGTTTTTCATTAAAACTGATGCACCTAACGGATTTAAGCACTTTGAGCGTTCGCCTATGCGCACGAACATGGAAGCTGACTTCGATACAGGTAACATGCGTTTCAAAGCGCGTGAGCGTTACAGCTTTGGCTATTCTGACCCACGTTGTGTATTCGGTTCTCCGGGCGCATAATTTAAGTCTTTTAGTTTTGATAGGGGTGACTTCGGTTGCCCCTTTCTTTTTGTAAAATACTGTGTATTATAATGTTATCCCTGACAGTAGCATTCCGCTACTGACTTAACCCAGACAGGAGATTAACATGGGTAATACTACTTTCTCTGGACCTATAAAGGCCGGAACTATTAAAAATACTACAGGAACAACTCTTGGTTCTGACGTTGCAAACGTTGGTCAAGTTGTTATGGCGCAAACATTTTCAGCAGATTTATCTGGTGGTGCGTTAGCGGCACAAGTAACAGATGTTGTTATTCCTGCAAACTCTCAAATTATTGATTGTGTGATTGATGTAATCACCGCAGCAAGCGGAGCTACCAATTTAAGCGTAGGAGATACCGTAGGTGGCGCGGCTACCGTCTTAAACACATACGGTATTGGCACAGATGCAGGTCGTAAATATCCTACAACTCAAGCTGGCGCGGCTTTAGCTTGGCAAGACACAGGCACAGCAGATATTCGACTTACTGTTACTGCTTCTGCTGCTACAAACGCAGGTTTAGTTCGTGTTACAATTACATACGCGCAAAACAACAACTTAGCGTAATAGGAGCTTAAAATGGCAGGTCCAGTAACCGCATATAATGTTGACCAAGGTGATGCAGCGGCTCTTTACGGGCCAGCTAGGTCTAGGCTTAGAACTGTAAACATTTACGCTGAGACTGCGGGTTCTTTCACTCTTACGAATGGAAATGGCGGAGCTACAATGGTAGTTCAAAAGTTTCCAGTAGGAATGAATGAGCTTTACATACCAGATGACGGTATGATTTTCTCAAATGGCGTTTTTGTGTCTGCTTTCACAGGCTCAAACAACGAATTGACAGTATTTTTGTCATAAATTTAAAAAATGGCAGGAGAATTAATCTTTCTCCTGTCTACTCTTCAATAATAATTTTTTACCAATAGGTGAGATATGCCTCGTAAGAAAGAAAATACTATAAGAAAAACCACTGGCAAAGGCGGTAATTATCGCAAAACAAAAGCTGGTGCAGGCATGACTAAAAAGGGCGTTGCCGCTTATCGTAAGAAAAATCCCGGCTCTAAGCTTAAAACTGCCGTTACTGGCAAGGTTAAAAAGGGTAGTGCCGCCGCTAAACGCCGTAAATCTTATTGCGCACGTTCAGCAGGACAAATGAAACAATTTCCAAAAGCTGCAAAAGACCCAAATAGTCGATTGCGACAAGCTAGAAAAAGGTGGAAGTGCTAAATGGCTATGAGCCGTTCACAGATGGGGCAACAAGTTACTAAATCGCCCATGAAAAGGAAGAAGAATGCCAAAAGACGCGTGCTACAAAAAGGTAAAAGCAAGGTACAAGGTGTTTCCAAGCGCATACGCAAGCGGAGCAATCGCTAAGTGTAGAAAAAAAGGCGCTAAAAACTGGGGAAACAGCAAGAAAAAGCCTGTTAAGAAGGCTATGGGTGGCGTTATTGAGCCATCTAATGAGTTTCGCAAACGTCCAGTGCGTCGAATGATTAGCGGTGGAGCTGTAGCAAATGGTTGCGGTAAAGTTTTGTCAAATAGAAGAAAAGTTACAAAGTATTCATAATGGCTGTTAGAAAAACAAAAAAAGGTGCTGCTTTAAAGCGTTGGTTTAAAGAAGACTGGAAAGATGTTAAAACAGGTAAGCCTTGTGGTCGTAAAAAAGGTGAAAAACGCGCAACTCCTTATTGTCGCCCAAGCAAACGCGTAAGTTCTAAGACACCAAAAACAAAATCAGAGATGACAGCGAGTGAAAAGCGTAGTAGAGTAGCCCAAAAGAAGCGTATTGGTCAACCTGCGGGTAAGCCTCGTAGAGTAAAGGCTCTAAAAAGGAAAAAGAAATGACTGTATCAGGCTCTAAAGACTTTGAATTGGACGTAGCAGACTATATTGAAGAAGCTTTTGAGCGATGTGGCTTAGAAGTTCGTACTGGATATGATTTAAAGACTGCAAAGCGTTCTATGAACCTAATGTTTGCTGATTGGGCAAATAGAGGCTTAAATCAATGGACTATAGCGCAGAAAAACTTCACTGTTACTCAAGGGGATGGTTAATGAGCCTCTTGGAACTGATGTAATTGACATATTATCCCTAGTTATACGTCGAGATGGTACAGATTATGCCTTAAACCGCATAAGTAGAGACGAATACTTAAATATTCCAACAAAATCTACAGTTGCAAGACCAACACAGTTTTTTGTTGATAGACAGATAAATCCAGTCCTTCAAATGTGGCCTTTGCCTGATAATAACACTGATGTGGTGTATTATGACGCTTTAGTACGCATGGATGACGCTGATACTTACACAAATACAGCGCAAGTTCCCTTCCGTTTTTACCCTGCATTAGCGGCTGGATTGGCCTATTATATCTCTATGAAACGCGCTCCAGATCGCTCACAAATGCTAAAAGCGGTGTATGAAGAAGAATTAAACCGCGCAATGGACGAAGATAGAGATAGAGCGTCCTTCCGTATGGCTCCAGATTTAAGGAGCTATGGCTATGTCTAAATATGCCACTGGAAAATGGGCATATGGTATATCTGACCGTTCTGGCTTCCGTTATCGCTTGCGAGACATGCGAAAAGAGTGGAATGGCTTGCTAGTTGGCAAGGATGAATGGGAAGCAAAACAACCTCAATTAGAGCCATTACGAGCTACTCCAGACCCACAAGCGTTGCGAAATCCACGTCCTGAACAGAACGTTGCGCAACAAGACAATATACAATGGGGATGGAATCCAGTAGGAATGGCATACGATGGGGGCTTAACCCCTAATAATTTAGTTGCTACTGGTGCAGTAGGTGGAGTTACGGTGACAATATCATGAGTTTTACATACGCAGAAATGAAAACAGCAATTCAAGACTATACTGAGAACACAGAAACAACTTTTGTGAATAATATCAATGTATTTATAAAGAATGCAGAAGAACGTATTTTAAAAATAGCTCAATTAGAGGTTTTTAGAAGGAATAAGACAGGTAATCTAACAGCATACGCTACAGATGCAAATAACGCTCAATATCTTGCCTTACCGACTGATTATTTGGCTCCATTTAGCCTTTCTTACACAGCTAACAATTCAAAAGAATTTGTTATGTTTAAAGATGTAAACTTTGTTCAGTCTTTTAATCCTGATAAATCTACAACTGGTGGGCCTCGTTATTATGCTCAATTCGACATAAATAACTTTATATTAGCTCCCAGCCCAGATCAGGCATATGAAGTAGAGCTACATTACTTCTATAGACCTCCAAGTCTAACGTCTGTAGGCGATAACAATACTACATGGTTAAGTACAAACGCTTCTGTGGCTTTATTGTATGGAACTCTTATTGAGGCTTATACATTTATGAAGGGTGAAGCTGATTTGGTTGCAAACTATACTCAGCGGTTTACTGAAGCTATGTCTAGGGTCAAAAACTTTGGCGAATCTCAAGAAGTTACCGATGCTTATCGCACAGGTTTAATTATGAGAGAAAAAACATGACAAAAGAAAAAAATAATTATAATATAACAACATTAGATTCATAAGGAGATTATGACATGGCCTTTTCAGGTAACTTTATGTGTACTAGCTTTAAGAAAGAACTTCTTGAAGGTGTGCATAACTTTTTAAATAGTGGTGGTGACACCTTTAAGATTGCATTATATACAAATAGTGCTTCTTTTACTGCTGCAACTACAGCCTATACTACTTCCAACGAAGTTACAGGAACCAACTATACGGCAGGTGGAAATACCTTAACTCGTGTTAATCCAGCAACTTCAGGAACTACTGCGTTTACTGATTTTGCAGATACAACATGGGCTTCATCTACTATAACTGCTCGTGGTGCTATAATTTACAATGATACCGCAACAGGAAATCCAGCAGTTGTAATCTTGGACTTTGGTGGTGATAAAACATCTACAAACGGTGATTTTAAAGTTGTATTCCCAGCAGCAGACGCAAGTAACGCAATTATCCGCATCGCATAAGGAGTAACATCCTATGGCAGTAATAACAGGATGGGGGCGTGGCGCGTGGTCTGAAAGGGCTTGGGGTTCAGCTATTCCTGTTACTGTCTCAGGTGTTTCAGGTGCAGGTTCAGTTGGATCAGTAAGTGCTTCTGGTGCATCTGATGTGCCATCAAATGGATTACAGGCAAATGCTTCAGTTACATCTGTTTCTGTTGTCGCAGAAGCAAATGTTTCTCCAAATGGTGTAACTTCTACAGGACAAGTAGGGTCTGTTTCTGCATCAGCATCAGCGGGTGTTGGTGTAACTGGTATTTCTTCAACAGGCGGAATAGGTTCTGTTTCTGTAACTGAAGGTGTTGGCGTCAATGTATCCGTTACGGGAATTGGAGCTACAGGCGGAATAGGTTCTGCTGCTGTTGTTGCAGAAGCTGTAGTTAATGCCACTGGAGTATCTTGCACAGGCGGAATAGGGTCTGTCGTTATAGTTGAGGGAACTGGCGTTAATGTAAACGTCACTGGCGTTTCTTCAACAGGGCAATTAGGCTCTGTTTCTGTTGTCGCAGAAGCAGATGTATCTGTTACAGGTTTATCTGGAACAGGAGAGGTTGGTGTAGCTGCGGTAGAGCAAGGTGTAAATGCGCCTGTCACTGGAGTATCTGGAACAGGTACCGTTGACTCTGTAACAACGTCCACAGGAACGAGTTTTTCTGTCACTGGAGTATCTGGAACAGGATCAGTTGACTCTGTAACTGTAAAAGAAGGTGTAAATGCGCTTGTCACTGGTGTATCTTCTTCTGGTAATATTGGAACAGTAGATGTAATTGGTAAGTCTAATGTGCCTTCTACAGGACTGTCGGCAAATGGCTTAACAGGCTCTGTTTCGGTATCTGTAGATACAGACTCTTTAGTTACTGGAGTATCTGCAACAGGTGCAGTCAGTTCTGTAACTGTTAAGGAAGGTGCTTCTATAAACGTTACAGGAGTATCTTGCACAGGTAACATTGGAACCGTTTCTATAGTTGGCAAATCCAATGTATCTGCCGTGGGATTGTCTTCAAGCGGATTGACTGGTTCTGTTACAGTAGCTGCTAATTCTAACTTTGCAGTTACTGGATTGCAAGCAACGGGATCAGTAGGGTCTGTAAATGTAACTTCCCAAGTTACTGTTAATGCAACTGGACTTGTAGGAACTGGTGGTGTTGGTTCTGTAGTAGCTACATCGACTATAAATGTACCTGTCACTGGATTAGAAGCTAATACAAGCGTTGGTTCAGTGTCAGTAACTGGTGACGCAAATATTTTACCTACAGGAGTTGCCGCTACAGGAGTTGTTAGTTCTGTAGGCGTAGG